AAGAAAAAAGCTGCTATGACTGAAACTGAAAAACTTAAAACTGAAAAAGAAGAAGCTGATAAAAAAGCAATTATAGCAATGGAAAAAGCAAGTCAGCGTCTTATTCGTGCGGAGGTCATATCGCAGGCAGCAAAACTTGATATTATTGATCCCGAAGCAGCTTATTCGTTAATAGATAAATCTGATATTGAGGTTGATGATAACGATAAAGTAAAAGGGGTCAAGGAGGCACTTGAGACTCTAATCAAAGAAAAGTCTTATTTAATATCTAGTGATAATAAGGATACTAAAAAGACAGGTGATGATCAGAGTAATGACAAAAGTAAAAAAAGCGGATTTAATATGAATGATCTGATCCGCAAAGCAGCGGGGAGGACGTAAAAACAGGAGGTAGATTAGTATGTCGTATATTCCACGTTCTGGCGCAGAAGCATTAATGCCAGAAGAATTCCAGAGAGAAATAATTCAAAATGTTCCTGAAATGTCAGCGGTTATGTCATTGGCAACAAGGGCACCGAATATGAGTAGGGCACAAAAAAGAATACCAGTTTTATCTGTATTACCAACAGCATATTTCCTTAATCCAGGTCCAACAAAAAGAGGGGACAGCTCAGATATTTCTTTAAAAAAACTAACTAGACAGATGTGGGAAAATAAATACTTGGATGCTGAGGAATTGGCTGTTATAGTTGCTATCCCTGATAGTGTTATGGAGGACAGTGATTATGATATTTGGGGTGAAGTAAAACCGAAATTGCTTGAAGCATTTGGACTAGCTTTTGATCAAGCTGTATTTTACGGGACAAACGCTCCAGAGGTTTGGCCAGATGATATTATTTTGGCATCAAGGGGAGCTGGAAATTTTGTTATTATTGATAGCGTAGGTGATGACATTTACGATGATATTATGAGTGAAGGTGGGGTTCTTTCTCAAGTTGAAGAAGATGGATTTATGGTAAATGGTCATGTTGCAGCTATGACAATGAGGGCAAAATTAAGAGGATTAAGAGACGAGGATGGTAATCCTATTTTTAAATCACTGTACAAAGAAGGTGTTCAGGGAGCCACCAGATATGAGCTTGATGGCGAAAAAGTTATATTTCCTCGTAACGGTTCTATTGATTCGGGACAAAGTTTATTAATCTCAGGTGATTGGACAAAATTAATATACGCAATTAGAAAAGATATTACCTGGAAGGTATTAACTGAAGCAGTTATCCAGGATCCAGTAACTCAAGAGATCCTATATAATCTAGCACAACAGGATATGGTTGGACTCAGGGCAGTTATGAGATTGGCATGGCAGGTACCGAATCCCATCAACAGGGTTCAAGAAGATGAGGATGAAAGATACCCGTTTGCAGTCCTTGGACCAGCTGGAAGTTAGATAATATTTTAGCTCATGGGTGGTGAATTTATTTGAAAGATTTAAAGGTCAAGTTTACTAAAAATCGCTATTATCAAAAAAAGTTATTTAAATCTGGTGATATAGTAAATATGCCAAAAAGGTTCGCGAATGCGTATGCCAGAAGCAGTGCAATAATAATATTAAAAGAAAAACCTGTATTAAAATCACCTATAAAAAAGGGAAATACTTTTATTTCTTTGAATGATGTAGATGAAAAAAATCCAGAGATTATGGATATGCCTAAAGAGGTAAATGTTACTCCATTGAATGATGTAGAAATAGAGTATGAAAATTTGTCGTACAGGGAAATTCAAATTATAGCTACTGAGAAAGGTTTACCCGCGCGAGGCAAAAAGGAAGACTTAATAGCGAGGCTTAAACTCGGAGGGTGATAGATAATGTATATCACTAATACAGAATATGCTGAAATTACAAACCGTGCCGAGGTGGAGGCAACAACTCAACGAATAAAGTATGCTTGTATGCTTCTTGATTCCAGGATAGGGTATTATGAGCGCAATGATGACGGTTGGAAGTTGGATACGGATGACTTAAAAGATTATGAACTGGATGCAGTGAAACAATGGATAGCGTTCATGATAACATATCTTTTTGAAAATAACGATACAGCACCTTCAACCGCAAGCCTTACCTTGGGCAGATTCAGTATAACACAAAATGGACAACAGGAGCAAGTATTACCGGAACAGTTAAGATTAGCTGATATTATTCTTATAAGCTCAGGATTGATTAAACGGGGGGTTGATACAGTATGACTTCTCAGTTTATAGGGTTAATGACTCATACATTTACTATCCGAAAACGGAGTAGAGATTGGCAGGGCAACTTTGTTGATATTCAGACAATAAACGATGTGAAGGGTTTTGCTCAGTATGGCAAGCAGCTTGTTACAGACCGAAACGGAGAGGAAGTAACCGCAGCGGCTGTTATATTTTTAAGAAGCAATACTCTGGTGGATTCTGAATATGAATATTGGATGATTGACCAGACATCTCCATACACTAGGGAGAATATGGAAGTTATTCGGATTGATCCGATTGATGATCCAAGAACAGGGAAAACACATCATTATGAAGTGGTGGTGAGGTAATGGGATGGAAAAATTGGAGAGGACAGGAGCTTATAAATAGGATAAATGATGGAACATGTGAGGCTGTTAGAAAAACGTGCTATGTAGTGTTGGAAGCGGCAGATCAAGAAGTACCACATGATGAAGGGACATTAGAGCTTTCAGGTATGGTAATGATGAATTCAGGTGGATTACCACAGGGCAATATTATATTTGGTGGCGGTACTGGTACAGGGAAGCCACGAATACCATACGCCGTTAGATGGCATGAGAATTCAGCTAATTTCCAAAAAGGACGAAAACGGTTTTACCTTAAAGACCCCCTTAATCGTTTAGGGGCGATAACTCTCCAAAAAGCACTGACTCAGGAATTAGGGAGGCGATTATAATAATTGCTGAACAGGTAGCTTTATATCTGCATACATTAGGGTATGGGATCCAAAACATTAATTTATTTTCTGGTTTTCAACCTGATGTTCCTGATGATTCTATTACAGTGTATGATGTTTCAGTATCGGTTTCTCCTGATTCGCAAACATTGAGTGTTGATGAATTTGGCATTCAAGTTCTTGTCAGAAATGCAGTGTATTCAGAAGCCAGGGATAAATTAATGGAGATTCACAAATCGTTGGTAGGGTTTGGCGGGAGGCCGTTTGTTTCTGGTGGGTTAACTGTTCATGTAATTTTTGTTGATACTTCACCGACATCAATAGGAAGGGACAATAAAGGTAGAAGTGAATGGTCAGCACACTATCGTATTCGGGTAGAATCTGAAGGAGATTTATACAGAAATTAAATAAAAAATGGAGGTGAAAAATATGGCCAATGAAGTAAAATTCGCTGATACTGTTATAGAAATTGATGAAGTTGTAGTTGCAAAGGTTACAGCTTTCAATAGAGCGGTAAGTATTGATGAAGAAGATGTAACAGGTTCAGAAGATGTTGTTGCTGGTAGTGATGTCCTCCAAAAACAATTTGTAGCGATAGCTGTTGGAGAAACAGCTAATGTTGAAGGAATTGCTATCGAGAGTGCCGATTCAGGTTTAGATGCAGGGCAAAGCGATCTACGGGATGCAGCAGAATCAGGAGAAACTGTTGTATTGAGACATACAAGGGCCACTGGTTACGGACACGCTTTCACCGGGTTCTTTACGTCTTACAATGAAAGTGGTTCAACATCAAGTGTATATAGATTTACTGGTGCATTCCGGATTAATTCTAAAGAAGAGATAACACCAGCATCATGATAAAATTTTATAATAAGGAGAATTTATGGATAAACAATCTTTAAATAAAGAGAGGATTGCTTTTCTAAATTCAAAGACTGAAGAATTGGCTGAAAAGCAGGAAGAAGAGCTGATAACCAATTACGATGAAGCTTTGAATGAATATAAAAACAAAAGCAAACCTCATAAAATTAAATTTAAAGGCAGAATATTTGAAATCCCTCGAAGTATGCCTTTTAGTTTTAGTATGTTTTACATGAAATATTGTATTACGAGGCAAGGAGGTAAAACGATATTTAGTATCCCAGAAGAACGTGTTAATGAATTTATTGAAAAGATGTTCGGAAAGGGTTTTCTTAAAACATTGAACCATTCAGATGATGTTGATATGGATTTTATCCTTTCTGTGCTTATACCGGATATTTTTGATAAGTGGGGGTATGGTATTAAAACGCCGGAAAAAAACGCTCAGACCCCAGGCTTATAATATGGGCTTGGGGTGCGCTTGAGGCAGATTTTATCAGGTATTACAAAATTGATTTAGTTGAAGAAGGTTTAAGTGATAGATTATCCTGGCGGCGTTTTTTATTACTTATTAGAGCGCTTCCTCCAGATTCCGCATATGTAAGATGGCTATCTAACAAAGAAAATCGACAATTTGTAGGTTGGAGCGAGGAAGATATTGCTGAAAACATAAATCGAACGGCGAAGGGGTGATAAAATTGTCTTTCAATGTAGGGGAAGTATCCGCTAATGTTACAACGGATTCTACACAATTTAATACTTCTATGGGTAAAATCAAAACTCAGGGTGAAGCCGCTGCGGCTGATATTAGCAAGAAATTCCAACAATTAAGCAAGAATATGGAAAAGACCGGGAAAAATCTTACAAAATATGTCACCTTACCTCTTACCGGAATCGGTGTAGCTGCTTTTAAGATGGGAAAAGACTTTGAATCAGAGTTATCAAAGGTTGTCGGACTTGTTGGCATTGCTCAGGATCAAGTTAATGAATGGGGACAGGATATTTTAAAGATGGCTCCAGGACTTGCTAAGGCTCCTAAAGAGCTTGCGGCAGGGTTATTTTTTGTAACTTCAGCAGGAATAAGGGGTGCGGAGGCAATGGACGCGTTAACTATTTCAGCTAAAGGTTCAGCTTCCGGCCTGGGTGAAACAAAGATAATAGCGGATACGTTAACATCCGCAATGAATGCTTACGGCTCAGGGAACCTTTCGGCCGCGAAGGCAGCTGATATTCTTACAGCGGCAGTCAGGGAAGGTAAACTTGAAGCTTCCGCGCTAGCTCCGGTTATGGGTTCTTTATTACCAACAGCTTCATCACTTCGTATAGGATTTGCTCAAGTTGCTGGTTCATTGGCTGTTATGTCCAGAACAGGATTGGGAGCAGCGGAGGCGGCAACATCTGTAAATGCTATTATGTCAGCAATGTTAAAACCTTCAGATGGAGCAAAAAAAGCTTTAGCGGAATTAGGTTTAACAATGGCGGATCTCAGAAGTATGGCGGCCAGGGAACCAGATGGGCTTATACAGGTTATGAGAACACTTGATAAGGCATTTGGGGATGATGAAGAAGCATTGTCACAGGTTATTCCAAATGTCAGGGCATTCAGAGGTGTAATGAATGTTTTGGCTCAAGATGCGAGTATAGTTGATTCTGTAATGCAGGGAGTTACAAATTCAACAGGAGCACTTGATCATGCGTTTAAAACAGCTTCAGACACAACAGAACATAAATGGCAGAGGGTTCTTATTACAAGTCAGGTGGCTATGATTGGATTATGGAACACAATGAAGGAGTCCCTTGTTCCTATCCTAGAAAAAGTAAGCGAGAAAATATCAGAGGTTACTGATTGGTTTAAGGAGCTTGAACCACAGCAACAACAGAATATTATTAAATTTACGGCAATTGCAGTCGCCATGGGGCCACTTCTCATTCTTGGAGCTAAGTTAATCACAGCTATCCAGGGAATAGGAGTAGCGCTTACATTTCTGGCAGCGAATCCTATTATATTAGCAATAGCAGGCATAACAGCAGCGATTGGTGGACTTATTTACATTTCTACTACAGCCAGTAAGGAGGTTAAGAAAGCTGCCGAGGAACAAATAAAGGCAGCAAAGGAGCTTGAACAAGAAGGTTTAAAATCTCTTGAGAATCTTCAAAAAGGGAAGATGGAGGCTAATGAGCAGGAACGCAAAAAAGCGCTTGATTTACATAAAGAAAAAACTGATAATATTCAGGCGGAATATGATGAGGCTGTTGACGCGGAACAAAAGAAAACTCAAGCAATAATTGAAGGCTTGCAAAAACAGCAGACGGAGCTTGACGGAAATCATAAAAATGCTATCGATGAAGAAACAGTAAAAAGCAAAACTGATTTAATTCAAGAATATTACGCGTCTGAGATAACATCTGTGCAAAAGGCGCATAATGAAACATTAGCTCTGTTGGAAAAAGGATTTCAGGGGCAGAAGGATGTTGTTGACAGAGAAACTTCACTAGCTATTGGAGAGTTGGAAGATAAGATTGCCCGTATAGAAGGCGCTACTGAAGAAGAGATAGCTTTGGAGAAAAAGAAGCGGCTTGAGACACGGGCGATTGAACTCGAAGCTCTTATTGTTGCCGAAAAAGACAAGGAAGCAAAACAGAAACTAATCCAAGAACGGGAAGATGTTATAGGGCAGATAATATCCGAAGCAGTGAACAAAGAACTTGAAACTAAAAAATGGGGTATCCGTGAAGAAATACTTGCTGCT